AGCATGTTCAAACAAGAGTGGTGGAAGCGATACGGCACTGAGCCTGCAACACCTAAGCGTATCGTTCAAAGTTGGAACACAGCGCAGAAGGCTGGCGAACTTAACGATTACAGCGTATGCACAACATGGGCTGAGACAGACAGCGGCTATTACCTTGTCGATGTATATCGCAGAAAAATGGAATATCCCGAACTTAAACGCATGGTCAGTGCATTATTCACGAAGTGGAAGCCCAGCGCGGTCGTTATTGAAGATGCCGCTTCGGGAACTGGGCTTATTCAAGACTTGCAGCGTGAGACATTGATGCCTGTCATTCCAGTTAGAGCAACGAAGGATAAGGTCACGCGAGCGTCAATCGTAACGCCTTTGATTGAATCGGGACGCGTCTATTTACCAAACAATGCAGATTGGCTGGCTGACTTTGAAGCAGAAGCAGCACTATTCCCAGTTGTTGCGCATGATGATCAGATTGATTCAATGACACAGGCGCTTACCTATCTAAAACGCGATGTTGAAATAATGATTGGCAGGTAGTTTTTCCCTTGAGGAAGATTGAAGAATTGCAGAAGGTTATCAATAAGACTGGTGGCGGAAGTCTTGGCTAACAATTGCTGAACAATGAAAGAGCAAGGGTTAATTCATACAAGTAGCTGTATAGTGCAGCGTTTGGGGAGTACAAGCTTAATATAAGCTAGATAATTCCACGCATGGTAAATATTATCACTGATGTGGCAGCGGCTTAATGTTCGGCTTTTCTGATAAGAGAAGTGCGGAACATGCTACAAGCAAAACATTCAGCGTTGGCGGCGCTGCACCAACTTGGAATAACTGGACTGTTGCAAGATCAACAAAAGAAGGCTACATAGCAAGTGGGTTTGTTTATCGTGCTGTTAATGAGATTAAGCAAGCGGCTTCGTCAGTGACATGGCTTGTTGTTGATTCTGATAATAAGCCAGTCGATAATCATCATATTACAGCTTTATTGAACAGGCCAAACCCTGGAGTGCCGCGCCAACAGTTTTTTGAACTTCTTATTGCATGGCTTCAATTATCGGGTAATGCGTATTCTCGCAAAGTAACAGTTGGCGGTCGCACAACTGAATTGTGGCTTATGACACCCGATAAGGTCGCTCCTGTTGCTGGCACTAATGCAGGCGTTTGGGTTAAATCATATCACCGCAAAGGCGCAAGTGGCAGTGTTGTTGAGACATACAACGCTGATGAAGTGACGCACTTCCTATTACCTAACCCTGCGAACCCATTGCAGGGAATTTCGCCGTTGCAGGCCGCAGCGCGTGCTGTTGATACCGATGTTGCTCAGTTAGATTTTAATAAATCAGCAATGGACAATCGCGGCGTTTTAGATGGCGTGTTTGTATTCAAGGAACTTGCTGTTGCGCAATGGGACACAGTGCGCGAGAAAATACGCGAACTTTACACGGGAAGCAGGAATGCAAGAACACCTGGCGTTTTATCTGCGGAAGCAAACTATATTCGCACAGGCATGACCCCTGCTGAAATGGATTTTTTAGAAAGCCGCAAATTTAATCGTGATGAAATCATGCTTATTTTTGGCGTGCCACCGCAATTGGTCGGGGCGCAGGAATCAAGCACATTCAATAACTTTGCAGCATCACAACGCATTTTTTGGGAGCAGACAATAATCCCGCTCTTGAGAAAGATGCAAGACACATTACAACATTCACTTTCAAATGAGCTTGCCAATGGCGAACGCATTGTTTTTGATACGAATGCTATCGCAGCATTGCAAGATAATATCACAGATAGAGTTGATGCAGCTAAAACGCTATGGGATATGGGCGTGCCTATCACGCAGCTGAATGATCGCTTTGAACTTGGATTGAAAGAGATCCCGAACGCGGATCTTGCATGGACAGGCAACCCACCAAGACCTATGCAAGACACCGCTACACAAACGCTATCAAGCGACACAAAGAAAGAGAGTCGAGCAAGCAAAGACCTAGATATGGAATGGCGCGCATTTGATAAGAAGCGTGAAGAACTCACCGCTGGCAAAGGGTTTGAAGTTTTTAGCGCGTTATTCAAAGATCAGAAAGAAGCCGTGCTTGATGCAGTAAAGAATGGGCAAGATCCCATTGATGTTATTAAGCGAATGCGCCAAGAATGGATTGATAAAGCAACCGCACTCCAAGCGGAAGTCGCGAAGGACTTTATGTAATGGAAGATGATTTAATACTTTCTGCATTTATAACTGAATCAATAGGGCTTGATATAACTGCCATTGAAGCAACCACGATTGCAGCGGTGCAGTCGCAAGTTGATCTAGCGCTGAAAGATGGCCTTTCAGTCGAAAGCTTACGGCAATCAATTGCTGATGTGTTTGATGGTTTCAGTCAAACAAGAGCATTGACAATCGCACGCACCGAAATCGGTAGCGCTGCAAGCTTCGGTCAGATGGTTGGGGCTGTTGCTGCGGGTGCAACGACGAAAGTATGGCTTACTTCGCGCGATTCTCATGTGCGCGGAAACCATGACCACATGGAGCAGGAAGCCGTCCCTATAAATAATACATTTTCAAACGGTGGGCGCTTTCCAAGTGACCCAAGCTTAAGCGCAGGGGAGCGGATAAATTGCCGCTGCGCCATGAGTTTTAGGTAGAGGTGAATATGAACATTAAAAAAGAAACGCGATCAACTAAGCCTAATCTTGAGCAGTTAAGTTTCTGCGCTTCTGAGTTACGCATGGAAGGCGACACTGGTATCTTTGAAGGTTACGCAAGCACATTCAATGATGTTGATAGCTATGGGTCAAAGATTATGCCTGGTGCATTTACAAAGACACTAGCGGAGCGCGGCGCGAAGGTTAAAATTTTATACAACCATGATGATGATAACCCAATCGGCGTGCCTTTGGAAATGCGAGAGGACAGCAAGGGGCTATGGGTTCGCGGCCAATTAACGCTTGGGGTTCAGAAAGCCGATGAAGCGCACCTGCTTATGAAGTCGGGCGCATTCGATGCAATGAGCATCGGCTTTAGCGTTCCGCGAGGGAAGGATAAGGTTGTTGATGGCGTGCGTGAAATCTATGAGGTGAAGCTCTATGAGTTTAGCCCTGTAACATTCCCCGCTAATGAGCAAGCAGAAATCAAGCAAGTTAGAGCAACGAATATATCAGATACCATTGCTGAACATGACCTTGACGAAGGCGAAGAACGGATCATGGACGCGCTGCATGATACTTTGCTTGATGTATGGTGGGGCGATTCACAGACCATTGATGAATACGAGCTGCTTTTAGGTGCAGCCGTAGATGACTTTGCGATGACTTACAAGCAGTGGTTGTCGCGCTATTTAGCACAGTTTAGACAAACCCCCGAAGCAGAAGCCCCAGCCGATGGCTTGGAGGAACTAAGCCGCCCAACATACGGTGAAGCATCGCGGGCGTTATCACAGCATTTATCAGATAACAATATGACACCTTCGGGTTTGGCGCTTTCATCACCTTTAACGATTGATGATATTCGAAAAACATTGAAAGGCTCAATTGATGGCGATGCTTCACGCTTTTTATTCGCCCCAGCCGTATCGCAGGCTTTTTCACGACAACGCCGCAGCATGGTTGAGCAAGTCGCAGATGAACTGCGTGCAGGACTATCAACCGCAGAGCGTGAACAATTTTCAGCACTTCTAGGATTGCAGCCGTCAATCGACACTGCCGCCAAACAAGCCGCTGCAACAAGTGAGCCGCAACAAGCACTCACCGACCTACTGGCAGATGTCAGAAAATATAACAACATGGAGAAGTAAAATGGATGAACAAATCAAAGAACTTCGCGAAGCTGTTGCAGGTTCGTTTGAGCAGTTAAAAGCGGCAAACGAAAGTGTAGAAGTAGAAATTCGCAAAAATGGTGAAGCTACGGCTGAATCACAAGCTAAAGTTGATGCAATCAACACTGACATGACTGAAATGCGTAAGCGCATTGATGAAATGGAAGCGCGTTCACAGCGACCCGGTAATGATGCAGGTGCGGAAATTAGCCCCGAAATGGAAATGCGCAAATCATCTTTCGAGAAATTTATGCGTTATGGTTCAGGCGAACAAGGGCGCATGTCAGTTGATGAGCAGCGTGCTTTGTCTGCTGTTGCAGTAGATGGCGGTTTCTTAATCCCCGAAGATATGGAACGCGACATTTTGATGAATGCTTACAACCTAGCAGGCTTTCGTCCAATCGCACAAGTGCGTACAACTGGGCGCGATGCCGTTCGCTTGGGTGGTTTAACTCAGCCAACTGTTGCTTGGGGCAAAGGCGCAGTAACACCAGCCGCAGTAACTGGTGTGGATCAAGCCAATATCGTGATTGAAGATTTGAAAACACTAATCTTAGTTCACAACAACATTTTGGAAGATACAGAAGCCGATCTTGGCTCTGAATTAACTCAAGCTGCTTCGCGTGCGATTGCTGATGCAGAGGATGTTGCATTCGCTACTGGTTTGGGCGCTGTATCTGAACAACCATCGGGTGTTGCTGTTAATGCTTCGCTTATCGCTGCTGCGCAGGTTGGAACTACTGTTGGTGCTGTAAATCTTGATGATTTAATCAGCATGATGGCTGCTGTTAAGGCTGCATACCGTCGCAATGGCACATTCTTGATGAATAGCCTAACCGAAGCTGCTGTTCGCACCTTGAAAGATGCTAACGGTCAGTACCTATGGCAACCAAGCGTTCAAGCTGGCGTTGCTGCAACCTTGCTAGGCCGCCC